TGGCGCGGATTCAACATTGACAACGGCATTTTTGATATTGTACTAGGTCCACCACAGAACTTTGCCAGCTATCGACAAGCCGAAATGGACACCAGCCGTGTAACTACATTCAGTGCGCTAGAGCAATTGCCCTACATGAGTAAGCGTTTCTTGATGGAACGCTACCTGGGACTGAGTCAAGAAGAGATTGTAGAGAACGAAAAACTCTGGCGTGAAGAACGTGATCAACCAGAACTCAACACTACACAAGGACAAGATCTTCGTAGTATTGGTATCACTCCGGCAGGTATGGAAGCAGATATCACCACAGGTGAAGAATTGGCAGCAATGCCTCCGGCTGGTGCTGCTGTGCCTGGTGCTATACCTGGTGCTATACCTGGCGCACCACCTGGTCCAGGCACAGCACCCACAGCCGTTCCTCCGCCACCAACAGCATAAATACCTGTATGATTTTAAACGAACTTTACCAACGTGAACCTGAAGGCTACCAAGATGTCGCACAGGACAACAGCCAGACTCAGAAGAATCAGCTGCGTAAAACTCGTTTGACACTGCGACAATTGAGCAAGCTACGTCAAATGAACGACGTACGAACCTACGAATACAAAGAAAAACTCAAAGATATTCGCAAGCAGTATGCTCCCCCGGCCGCCCCTCCTGGCCTTTGACCCTGTCAAAAAATAGTCAAATATACCAAATTTGACGCTTAAATATACTCATATTACTTTTTTTATGTAAGTAATACACATGAGCCATAACCCTTTGGAGGAAACAATATGACATCAAAATTTGAACAGTTAATTGAATTCGTAATTAACGATGAAGAAGCAAAAGCTAGAGAACTTTTTCATGATATCGTTGTTGAGAAATCACGCGAAATCTACGAAAGTTTAATGGAAGAAGAAGATGCTGAAGACACTCAAGAAGTCGACGAAGGCATGGAAAACGACGGCGACGCTGCGGATGATTTGATCACTGACGTGGAAACTGAAGAAGAAGGCATGAACGAAGAAGACGACAACATGGATGCTGAGTTTGACGACGGTGCAGAAGAAGCCGGTGATGATCTTACTAAGGATATCGAAGGCGGCGAAGGCGAAGGCGATATCGAAGACCGCGTAGTTGATCTTGAAGACAAGCTAGACGAACTAATGGCTGAATTTGAAGCCATGATGGGCGGCGAAGGCAGCGAAGAACAAGAATTTGACATGGATGCTGGCGGCGACGCTATCGAAATGGATGACACATCTGAAATTATGCCCGAAATGGGCATGATGGAAAACGTAAGTTTGTCCAAAGTAGCTCCTGCTAAAATGGGCGATGACGGTGCCAACACCAAAAGTGTAGTGCCACAGAACTCAGGCGCAAAAGGTATGCAAGGCTCACCAGTTAAAATGACTGGCGACACTGCAAAAGGTCGTTCTGCTCCATCTGTGAAAGAACAGCCCGGATATCAAGGTAATGGCCACTATGGCAACCCTGGTGCCGCACCCAAGCCAGTGACCACACAGGCTGCTGGCGTAAACACTAAATCTCCAGTATAAGAGATTATGGCTCGTTACTTACAAGAACACTTGACATTCTCACAAGCGCAGGTAAAATTGCTGAGTGAGGATGCTCCTGACGGTTCTGGTAAAACACTTTACATGGAAGGCATCTGCATTGAAGGTGATAAACGCAATGCCAATGATAGAATATACCCTGCTCATGAAATTCGTAAAGCAGTTGGCACTATTAATGAACAACTTCTTAGTGGCAATTCGGTATTGGGAGAAGTAGATCATCCAGATGATCTCAAGATTAACTTAGACCGTGTGAGTCACATGATTGATAAGATGTGGTGCGACGGGTCAATTGGTTATGGAAAATTGAAGATATTACCAACGCCAATGGGTCAACTGGTTAAAACCATGTTGGACAGCGGTGTTAGATTAGGTGTTTCAAGTCGTGGGTCAGGAAACGTCGACGACAGAACAGGACATGTCAGTGATTTTGAAATAGTCACTGTAGATGTAGTTGCACAACCCAGTGCTCCAAATGCATATCCCACAGCAATCTATGAAGGACTCATGAATATGAAGTATGGTCATAGACTGTTGGAAGTGGCACGTGAAGCCGGCGCGGACAACAAGGTACAGAGATATTTGAAAAGTGAAGTAGTAAAACTGATCAAAGATCTCAAAATTAGGGAGGAATAAGCATGTTAGATGCTATTAAACCGTTACTAGATAGCGACTTGATCACCGAGGAAACTCGCCAGGAGATCAACGAAGCTTGGGAAGCCAAGCTGGTTGAAGCTCGTGAACAAGCTCGTGCAGAACTCAGAGAAGAGTTCGCACAACGCTACGAACATGACAAAACAGTGATGGTGGAAGCCCTGGATCGTATGGTAACAGAAGGTCTCACTGCAGAGATTCAAGCCGTTGCTGCTGAAAAAGCACAATTGGTAGAAGATCGCGTTCGTTTCCAAAGCAAGATGAATGAAAATGCCACAAAGTTCAACAACTTTATGGTCACTAAACTTGCTGAAGAAATTAGCGAACTGCGCAAAGACCGCAAGCAACACAATGAAGGACTAGAAAAACTAGAAGGTTTTATTGTGCATGCATTGGCTCGCGAAATTCAAGAATTCGCCACAGACAAACGTGATGTTGTAGAAACAAAAGTTCGTCTGGTACGTGAAGCACGTGGCCAATTGGAAGCATTGAAAGCACGATTTGTAACAGAATCTGCACAGAAAATGAGCCAAGCTGTTAGCCGTCATCTAAAGGCTGAACTCAGTCAATTACAAGAAGACATCCGAGTTGCTCGTGAGAACAATTTTGGTCGTCGTATCTTTGAAGCATACGCAAGTGAATTTGGTGCTACCCATCTCAATGAGAAAGCGGAAGTACGCAAGTTACATGATACCATTGCAAACAAAGATGCAAAGTTGTCTGAAGCCATCAAACTTATCAGGAATGCAAAAGTTCTTAATGAGTCAAAAGAGCGTGAAATACGAATGATCAAAGAGTCCAACCAACGTGCAAACGTTATGGATGAATTGCTAGCCCCTCTTAATCGAGAGAAGCAAGAAGTCATGCGTAATTTACTCGAAAGCGTACAAACTCCACGTTTGAAAAACGCATTTGAAAAGTATCTACCGGCTGTTCTAACCGACCGCTCTGTAAAAGCCTCTAAAGTGATTACAGAATCCGTGTCCACAGTCACCGGCGATAAATCTGCCCGTAGCCAATTTGAAGACGATAGTGCTGAATCTAGCAATGTCATCGACATCAAGCGTTTAGCAGGGTTAAATTAATTTTAAAGGAGACATAAAAATGTCACAACAATTATTAGAAGGTCGCTGGGACGAGACCAAGGAAGCATTACTTGAAGGTCTAAACGGTTCTAAGCGCACAAGTATGAACGTTATTCTTGAGAATACACGTAAGTACTTGAAAGAAAATGCAAGTGCTGGTTCAACAGCAAGTGGTAACATCGCTACATTAAACCGTGTGATTCTACCAGTTATCCGTCGTGTAATGCCAACAGTTATCGCTAACGAGTTGGTAGGCGTTCAGCCAATGACAGGTCCAGTTGGTCAGATCCACACTCTACGTGTGCGTTACGCTGGTAACTTAACTGATAACTCAGCAGCCGCAACCAGTGTCACAGCTGGTCAAGAAGCATTGAGTCCATTCACTATTGCTACTGCATACTCTACAGTGGGCAAAGATACAACATCAACATCAACTTACACAGGCGCTAACACAGCAACGCTTGAAGGTAACGGCGGTAAACAAATTTCCGTTCAAATCTTGAAGCAAGCAGTTGAAGCCAAGACACGTAAGTTGCAAGCACGTTGGACATTTGAATCTGCACAAGACGCACAAGCCATGCACGGTATTGACGTTGAAGCAGAAATCATGGCTGCTTTGGCACAAGAAATTACAGCTGAAATTGACCAAGAAATTCTCTTGAGTTTGAGCACATTGGCTGCTGTTGAGTACACATACAACCAAGCTACCGTTTCTGGTACTGCTACGTTCGTAGGTGACGAACACGCTGCTTTGGCAGTGTTGATCAACCGTACAGCTAACTTGATCGCCCAACGTACACGTCGTGGCGCAGGTAACTGGGCTGTTGTTTCACCAGCTGCTTTGACAGTGTTGCAAAGTGCAACTACTAGTGCGTTTGCTCGCACCACAGAAGGCACATTCGAAGCTCCTACAAACACCAAGTTTGTTGGTACATTGAACGGCGCAATGCGTGTGTTCGTCAACAGCTACGCTAGCGACACTGCTAACGTATTGGTTGGCTACAAAG